GGGGACGGGTAACACCGTCCCCGACTTTATTAAAAGGAGAAAACATGACAGACACGGATATTTGTAACATGGCGCTTTCCAATTTAGGAAAAGGCACCATCACCTCAATGAATGACAAAGAAGAAAACGCAAGGGCTTGCAAGCTCTATTACGACCAAACAAGAGAAACGGTGCTCCGGGCATATCCGTGGAGCTTTGCTCACAGAATTGAAAAGTTAGCCCTGCTTGATAAAGAAATACCCGGATATGATTTTTGCTATGCCTATCCGAAAAACTGCTTAAAGATAAATAACATTCGAAATAAACAGATAAACGTACAAGAACACGTTCCGTACGTTATCGTAAATATAGATACAGCTACCAAAGCCATTGCTTGTAATTTACAAGACGCTTACACCGACTACACAGTAGACGAAAAAGACGTACAGGTCATGGATACCTTGTTTATAAGCGCCTTCACGCGCCTTTTGGCAGCCAATATGGCTATGCGCCTTACGGGAAATCCGCAAGCCTACCAAATGCAATACCAGTTATTCCAGGCTATTATTCACGACGCCCAGCTAAACGACGCAAGAGAAGGCCAAAGGGATGCGGTATATCATAGTAATTACGCCAACACTCGGAGGGTACGATGAACATATATCTCATACAACCGTCATTTGCAGCCGGTGAAATCTCGCCGTACGTCGCAAACCGTGTGGATCTCGATAAATATAAATCGGCCCTCTTAACAGCCCAAAACCTAGTCATCCGTCCGTTCGGAGGGTGCTATCGTAGGCAAGGCTCGGAATTTATCGGAAAAGTTAAATACGACGATAAACCGACGGTCCTTGTCGCCTTTAATGCCGGAATAGACGATGCATACCTCCTGGAAGTGGGATATCAATATATCCGTATCTGGGAAGACGGAAAATACACGAAAACAGAGTTATCAACACCATACAACAATGTGGATAACTTACAATTTACCCAATCGGCCGACACCATGTTTATTTGTTCCGGCGATTATCCGATTCAATGCCTTCAAAGAACGGCTACAGGCTGGACGTTTAAAGAGTACGAAATAACAGAACCTTATTATGATTCAGCAACGCAGGCGGTAAATAAAGAAACATCGTTTGTAGCACCTGGAACATACACATTTACGCCACAGATAACGGGTAAATACACCGTAGAAATAATAGGGGCCGGTGGCGGCGGTGCCGGGACTGGAGTACAGCATTACTCATATACATATGGGGGAGACGGGCAAACCGCCACAGGGACTATAGAATTACAAGGCGGAAATGGCGGATCCGGCGAAAAGAAAATAATAATAGACACGCTAACCGCAGGCCAAACATATTCCGTAACAGTAGGCGCCGGCGGAAAGGGCGGTAAATCCCAATATTCCCGGCGAGGCGACGCACAGCCTACAGGCGGAACAGACGGAGGAAAATCGTCCTTTAATAACGTAGAAGCTAAAGGCGGCGGTGGTGGAATCGCAAGTAAACCCAACGGCCAAAACCAAAGCATCAAAGGAAAGGACGGGACCTCATACCAAGGCGGAGCTAAAGGTGGCGTCTCCGGAGTATGCAAAGACATTCAACGCAATCCCTCCCAAATAACAGACGGGAAAGACGGCCAAAACGGATACGTAAGAATTACGTTCTCCGGAAATAACGAATTAAAGCCCTCGGCCACATCGGGAAACGACGTTATCATAACGGCTACAAAAGACACATTCACACCCGGTATGGTGAACAGTCACATAAAATTAACCCAACAAGCCGAAAACCAATCAGAACGAATTGAAATACAGGCCTCTTCCATTACAGAAGAAACTAAGTCTATACGAGTAGGGAAAGCCTGGAAAATTACAACTCACGGCACATGGAAGGGTAAGGTCACGGTTTATCACTCGGACGATAATAAAACCTGGCAAGAGTATAGAAACTACAAATCAAACAACGACCAAAACTTCACTGAATCGGGGACCGTAACAACACCTACATGGATGAAAGCGGTGGCTGTAACAGACGCGGATAATGGAAGCGGTAAACTTACAGTAGATTTCTCCCGCAATCCTTACTCAAACGACGGCACCGCTAAAATTACAGAAGTCGTCTCACCGACGGAAGTTAAAACCTCGGTTATTACCGATTTTGCCAATACAGACAAAACCCAAGTATACGCATTAAGCAGCTGGAACGACGATAACGGATACCCTAAAATGGCGTGCTTTTTTCAAGATAGGTTAGTACTGGCGGCAACAAAAAAAGAGCCCTACTCCATATGGATGAGTAGAACAGGGGATTATCCGAACTTTGGCATCGAAAAAGTAGACGGCGGAGTAACCGACGACTCGGCCATAAAAGCAGACCTTATTACCCGTAACGGCTTTGAGATTTTGCACCTGGTGCCGGCAAAAGACCTGGTTATATTAACAACAGGTAACGAATGGATTATAGAAGGCGCAAGCGTCATCACACCGGCTAAGATTAATCCCAGGCCGCAAACCATGCGTGGATCTAATTCATGCCCTCCGCAACATATCGGAAATCGCATCGTACATGTACAAAGAAGCGGTAAAACAGTAAGAGACCTCGGTTACCAGTATGATGCGGATAACTACAACGGCGACGATTTAACCCTTCTAGCGACGCATTTAACAGAAGGTCATAAGCTGGTATCATCCGCTTATATTCAAGAGCCTAACAGCACTTTGTATTACGTTCGTGACGACGGAGTGCTGCTTTCGTTAGCCTTCATTAAAGAGCAAAATGTATTCGCCTGGTCACATCAAAAGACAGACGGCAAATATAAAAAGGTAGCATCCATTCCAAACGGTACAAGCGACGTACTATACGTAACGGTAGAAAGAAACGATAAAACCTATATAGAACGGTTTAATCCCGATATGGAAGCGGCCGTATACATGGATTCGTACATTATAGGAAGCGGTAGCAGCATAAAAGCACTACACCTTATAGGAAAAACCGTACAAGTCTTAGCCGACGGAACGAGACTGCAAGATGCGGTAGTACCTGAAAATGGCTTAGTGACCTTTGGCCAGTCATTTTCGGACATTACAATAGGACTTGCCTATGAAACGAAAATTAAGCAGCCGGGCCCTGATATTGGATTAAAAGAAGGGACCATGCAGGCTCGAATCTCAAAGATTAATACCGTCGTATTAAGAGTAGAAAAATCCTACGGCGGCCATATCGGGTATGCGTTTAAAGATAAGGATATGGACGAATTACGATACGAAGATTACGAAACGTTAGAAACAGGCGACATCGTGCAGCAAATGCCGGTCGCAGACATCGGCAGCAACACCAAAAACCATATCTGCATCAAGCACGATGAACCGTTCCCGTTTGAATTAAACGCGATTATAAGAGAGGTAAGTATTGATGGCGGCATCGTTAAGAGTTACAACGGAGAAATTTAATAAGAAAGATAAAAAGCATCTCCAGGCCGTAAAGTACATAGAAGAACACTTGCGGCCTATCGATAAAAAAGAACTGCAAGGGGCTTATACATCCGTGACAACATGCGCCATGCACGAATTTTGCGATAACTTTCTAACGTTCGGCGAAAACGGCGAACCTATCGCCATATACGGGATCGTAAAATATCCGATAGACGGCTGTCATGCTGTATGGATGGCGGCGACAACGGAAATCAAGAACTACAAAAAAGAATTAACCACCACGGGTTTTAAAGAAATTAGTAGATTCATTAAGGAATACGGACCCATAACAAATTATATAAGCATAGATAACGATGAATCACGGCGTTGGCTAAAAAAAGCTGGCGCCGTTTTTGGTACGCCGTTTAATGAAAACGGCATAACGTGGCAGCAATTTACGATAAGGAGGAATACGTAATGTGTGGAGTACCAGCCATGATGGCGGCACAATTAGCTCAAGGCATCATGCAGTACAAACAGGTAAAACAAGAGTCAAAGGCTAAGGCGGCTATGTATCAGCAGCAAGCCCTCGCCGCCGAACAAAACGCTAAAATAAGTGAACTACGGCAAGACCAAATAGCCGACAAATACGCAAACGACCAACGTAAACTTGACGACAGGATGCGGCTAATGGCAGGACAAACAGCAGCCCAAGCCGGTGCATCGAACATGACACTTACAGGTAGTCCTTTAGACATTCTCATCTCGTCATACGGTACATACCAAGATGACAGCAACCAATTACTGCAGAACCAACGAAACGATGAACGCTCGGAATTATTTAACCAATATAATTACGAAAACCAAGCCGCAGGCTATAAGGCCTCGGCAGAAAACGCCAAAACCCAGGGGAAATTAGCCGGCATAGCCACTCTTCTTTCAACGGCTTCCAGTATGTACGGAATTAAGCACGAATACGCCGGAGCTAAAAAGCCCGCCGCCGAAAGCCCTGGAACAAACTATACATTTGATTACAAACCCGATCTTCTAAGATGGTCACGATACGCAAACGCACAAAAGGGATTGTTTAGCTCAAATCCTTTTGGGTCCAAGAACTTTAAGGGGTAAAACATGGAAATAAAATCATACAACAGAGCCGTAGACCCTAACGTCGAAAACGCAAACGTACAAGCCACAAATAACATAGAAGCATTTGGCGGTAATACAACCGGGAATCAATTAATGGGAAAAGCTGTAGGGGCCATTCAAGACCAAATAAAAGCCTATACCGACGAACAAATTAAAATTGACGTTGTAGACGCAAGCAACAAGTATCAGGAAAAGTTAAACGACCTCCTAAATAATCCCGGAACCGGGCTACTCACCAAAAAAGACACAAACGCATTGGACTTAATGCGGCAATATCAAGAAGGCGAAGCTAAAATTAGACAAGAAGTAACGGCAGGCCTTCCCAACTACGAAAAAGCTCACAGGGCCTTCACAAACATGGCGGACGAAACCAATATATCTCAATTCAACGGAGTAATGAAATACCAGGCGGCAAGACAAGATGAATACCGAAAAAACGTATACAGTACAAGACTAAAGCAAAACACCGATAGCCTTGTGGAAAAAGGAACAAACGCTAATATTTTCGAATACTTTAGCAAAAACCAGGCTATAGTCGAAACGCTATATGGGAACGTTATCGGCGAAGAAAATAGAAAGCAAATGATAAAAGACGCAAACACCGATATGTTTAACTTATACTCAGAAAGCATGCTAGCCGACGGAAGCCAGGAAAGCTTCACGAGAGTAACTAGCCTACTAGCCAATTGTTCGGAATATATCAACGATGATGCCGTTGTAAACTTAACCAATAAAACCCAAAAGAAGAAAAAAGCCATTGAAACAGAACGAGATATAGAAGGGGTAAGAAAACGTCATCCTGGGGACGTAGAGGCACAAATTAAGGATATATCAGAGAACAACACTGTAATTTCTTATCGATATGTACATGGCGGTTCAGGCGGAGCAAGCAATGCATTTGAAGCCAACTTCATGGTAGAAAGTGGGGGCGACTATAACGCCGTTAACGGAAGCTCCGGGGCCTTTGGTAGGTATCAATTTCTACCCAGTACGTGGGAATGGGTATGTAGTCAAACCGGCGTAAATGTAGACGATCATAGCACCGAAGCCCAAGATAAAAACGCCAAATGGTATTGGGACTATTTTATTGGCGAATTAGGCGGAGACGAAAAAGCCGCATGCGTTGCCTGGAACTGGGGGCTTGAAAATGGCCGCCGCTGGAAAAACGGAATGTCTACAGGGATTTACAACGGTCGTGAGTTTACGTGGGATGAAGAAGTCGAAGGCAACATGTCCGTAAACAACCGCTTAAAAGAATTTGATAAATACAGAGGAAAAGCCGCAGGCGGCGGCCTTATAGATAAAGGGTTCGAGTATTCAATAGCAGCCGGGTTGGTTGGCATTCAAATGCCGAATAAAAGCAACGGGTGTGTAGAATTCGCCGTACGATTCGGAGCATCATACAATCAATTCCTGGCAGACCAGGCACATAAAAATCAAACCAATTGCCCGGCGTTTGTAAAAGAAGCGGCCGAAGCTGGTATCCAAGTCATCCCGTTCGACGAAAGCAAATTAAGTAAAGGTGATTGCATCATTTACCATACGTCAGAAGGCGAAGACGGACACGTCACCATATACGACGGCAATGGAGGCTACTATGGCAACAGCAGCTCAAGGGAATTAACGGTACATGGATCGGATTATCACCTAGACGGAACGTATCCAGAAAAGATTGTAAAAACTGGCGAAGACGGCACAGGCCATTACGAACGAACGGAAACATCAAAACGATCACCGGAAGAATTACGGGCCGTGATAGAAGAAATCAGAAGACGTGATAGGGAAGACAGGCAGATAAAAAAAGAAAAAATAGAAGCAAAAGTAAAAGATGCAAAAGGGAAATATATCAATTGGGGTCTTGCAAATCCCAACGCAACAGACAGCGAAAAAAGAAACAAGCTGGCAGAGCTAATGGGAGATGACGAAGATTTAAAAAACAGTGAATTAGGGACTCTCACGATGTCAATTGATAAGGGAATTAGAGATAAGACAGAAGCCGCCGCCAAAGCGTCGTCAAAGGGGAATGTATTTGACGTCAATAACATTAAGGCAAGAATCCAAAAAGGGGAATTTAACGGCGAAAATGGAAAACAAGAGTTAAGCTTTGTACTTCAAAACTCACCGGTAAGCTTCACCCCGGAACAAATCGACTCGATATACACACTCCAGGAAAATGTTCAAAACGGACGAAACTTTAAGATACAAGATCGGCTAACAGCGGATATGTTAGGAATGACGAACGAACAATTCTCACGAAATAAAACCGCCATGAGTATTATTGTTGGAGAAAAAATAAGTGAATATAAATCAGAAAACGGGGGAAGCGAACCGGATTTAACGCTTATTAAACAATGGGCTATAGAAGCCACATACAGCTTTGACTCCGGAGCAACAGCGGAATACGGGGTATTTAAAGATAGGCCGCTAGAATTTTCCGATGCAGATATTTACAACTTAGGTTACGCCGGCTGGGAACGCATTAAAACGCCGGAAGGCGTATACATTAGATTATATAAAGACGGTGACTTCAAAGATGTATACGCAACTGAATTCGAAAAAATGTTAAAGAATGCGGGGCTAAGATAACAATGATAAGCGACGAACGCAAGGAACAGCTACTAAACATAGCCAACTCCCTAGGGCAGGGCACGATTGTAACGGACAACCAAGCCAAAGGGAAAAGAAACATGGAGTGGGATCTAAAAAACGAACACACCGATGCCGAAGGAAAACAATGGCGCCAAGATAACGACTACGGCGGAACCTTATTCGACCGCATGATGGGCGGATGGCAAAATGTAGCCGACGGGGTAATGGAGATCCAAAAGAACATTCTTTACAGCACACCTGAAACGATGACAGAAGCACAACGCTTAGGGCAGCGCATGAGCCTATCGCCGCAATTTCTCATAGACAATCCCGAAGTAATGGACCGCGTTAAAGAAATTGACAAAGAAACACAACCTATGGGATTTATGCAAGGCTCAAAATTTAGCATACAAAATTTTGATGCGTTGTACCCGGAACTTGTAGAGATAAGACAAAAGGATCCGGTAAGTGCATCAATCGCGGTCAGTGAATATGAAGATATAAAAAATACCAGAAGCGCGCTCGATCTTATAAAAGACGCCTTTAATTCCGGATCGGATATGGTAAAACTCTCTGACGCACAAATGCGTGCATATAACGGAGAAAGCATAGATTCCGTACGGCCCGATGTAGATAAACTCACAGACGAATTACGGGCATATCAAGAACCCAATAAATACGAAAGAACCCTATACGACACTATTCAGCAATTAACAATTATGGGAACCCAAGCTGCAAGAG